TGCAACCCAGGAGCGAACATCAACATCCTTATCGCTCGCCAGGAGTTCTAGGGTATTTGTTGGGGTGTTTGGGTTTTTTGCAACGAAGTAGCGAACATAAGAATTTTTATCAGTCGCCAATTGTTTTAGGGTTTTTGTTGGGATGTTTGGGTTTTGTGCGACGCCGCGGCGAACACTATAATATTCATCGCTCGCCAGGAGTTCTAGGGTATTTGTTGGGGTGTTTGGGTTTTGTGCAACGCAGCGGCGAACATAAGAATCTTCATCGCTCGCCAGGAGTTCTAGGGGTTTTGTTGGGGTGTTTGGGTTTTGGGCGGTCGCTAGTTTTTGTTGATAATTCATTGGTCTCCGACATAATTTTTTACACCATTCTTAATATAACCCCAGCCAAATTTGTCATAAAACTCTACACCTTTTTCAATAAGAGTTGTCTTAAGTTCTAGCCGGCGGCGCTCATACTCAATTTGTTTAACAATAGATCTAACTTCTTGTGATGTCATGGCAAAGTTTTTGGTTCGATCTTATTTTAAAGGGGGATTTATTAATTTGGTTTGTCGGTTGTGCCAGTTGGTCAATTGTCCTTTGGTGTAAAAGTTTTCTTTCCTGTCTTTGGATCTGTTTTTAGATATCCCCAGCCATATCCCTTATAATTTCCTAAAATTCCTAGACCTTGAGTTCGTTGTATATGCAGATCAGTTTTTAGTTGTTTGGCTTTTTGTTTGGCCTCTTCCTTGTCTTTTTTCTTTGCGGCGTCCATTTTTTCTTGTGTTTCTGGATCTGCCACATTTCCCTTAATTCCACCTAATTCAGTTCTTAATGTGGCCTGGTGTCTCCCCATGGCCTCATTCATAAACTCTTTATAGGTTTTTTCCTTGTTCTTTTTATGTAAATCCTTGACTTCTCTGCGGTTTAGGTCTAGTTTACGATTTCCAGCTTTTTCTGCGGCGTTTTGAATTCTTCTAATTATTTCTTGGGATCTTTGGCTCATTTCTTGGATGTAAATAATAGCTATTTATTAAAAAAGCCTCTCAAAAGAGGGCGATCTTATTAAATGTCGATGTGATGACCTAAAGATTCAACCAGTTTTTCAAATGACCCAGAAACCTCTTGACCATTTACGACAAGGTACACATTCTGTCCACCAACAATTGATTTAATTTCGGTAATTTGGTCTTCGGGAATAGCAAGAAGATACCTTCTACCATCCCGGCTATTTGCTATCGTCTTAAAAACAAAAACTTTTTTACCCTGCTCTTTAACTTGAGTATGAAAAGAGCGAGCTTCTTGTACGAGATTATAAGTATCATCTTGCTCAAGAGGTAATTTAGATGGTGGACCATAACATTCTAGCCAAAGATCAATTTCATCAGCTAATCGCCTGATCAAATCCTGAGATGCTGAGTTACTCATAGTTGTTCCTCGATAATGGCCGCGATTTGGTTAAAAGTCAACTGTTCATTATCGTTTAGATCAGAAATGGCTACCATTACTTCTTCGTAGCGGAGAGCCTCAATCCATCGTTTCTTGATTTGCTGGTTTATGAGTCAAACTCAAAAATTTGGCCGTTTGCAGTGAGGCTAACAACGCGATTGACATCAAAAGATCGCCAGGCTTTTTCGCCTTGATCTTTTGCAATCTTAAAATCCCTCACACGAATAATGTCAGGGTTGGTGGTAGAAGGAGATCTACCCACAATTTCCTGGCGATCTTTGGGATTGAAACACAGGCTACGCATTTCTCCGTTTTTCTTCCTAAACCGGACATTAACAATCGTAGACCCGGATGACTGAAGAAATTCTCGGATGTTTGTGGCGCGATCCATAACAAGAAAATGATTTAGAGTGAGTTTCGGGGGCTCTCTTGCCCCCGATGTGATCATTATGGCAAGGTCAGGGACGGTTGGCGAGGGTCAGTGGACAGTCTCAGGACCGGCCCAGCCTTGTCCGCAAAACGTGCTCAATACGATCATCTAGTTTGGCCAAAATGTAATTCTCAAGTTGGGAATCCAGACTATTTTTGATGTCGTTTGAAACCATTTCAGTCATTGCCGGAATTTGATAACGTTTCAGATAAGTAGCCATTCGCTTTGAGAATGCGTCAGACTTAAAGTATTCCTCGACCGCATTGTTCAATGAGGTAGTGTTGGGTTTTGCAGTCTGAATTTCTTCATAGAGATAGCGAAGCGCATTCAAAAGATTAGCAAACTCGACCAGTTGATCGTTTACGTTAACCATGGTAGTTTCAGTAGTGGTAGTCATAATAAATTCAGGAGATGGAGGTAATCAGAGTGCGGCCATTGAAGAACATGCCACTCTTTTTATGATCCAACATACCATCAAGGAAGTTTTGAATCACAGTAAGAGTAATCGCGGCTGCCATAAAGTTCGCTGAGATCAATTGCGGGCGAGAGGGTGCATTAAGAGCACAGGATCCTTTATGGGGAACACTATCAATTGGTTCTTTAATGTTGGGATAAACCAGAGTCGGATTCATTCCAACGTTTTCACCATTACACCGACCAAACCAAAGTGTCTGTCCCTTTACATCTTCGGTCCCATCAGAATTACCTGGGGTGATAAAGAAGAAATCTTTTTCTTTGCAGGACATTTGGATTGCCGCAATTACATCGTGCCGGGTTGCATCATTATCAACCGAACAGATAATCAGTGGAGTCTTTGATTGATTCAACATTGGAATAAAAGAAGTCATTGAAATAAAGTCTTCCTTACATTCAACGTTGTTAAGACCCTGGAAAGAACAAAAATCAACCATTGCCTTTGCCTTGTTCAGGCCAATTTGTGATGGCCCGACAATTTGACGGGTTGCATTGTGTTCTTCAAATTCATCACCATCAATAAAAACAACCTTGGCATCCTGGGTTGCCTGATGATAAGCAACCAGCCTAGCAATGGGGGCGGCAAGATAACCACCAGTTCCACCAACACCAATAATAAAAACTGTATCTGGATTGAAATTCATGTGTCTGAGTAAACTACTTTGTTATGGTAAGAGAAAATTAGGTTAATAGGGTGAGATAATGGACAGTAATCAGACCGTCACAAAGGAGTCGTCAAGCTGGCCAATAATGGCACCTTCGGTTGAGACGTACCAAGACCTACCAACAGCATCTTCCTGTGTGGTATATCCCAAATAAATCATTTCACCTTGTTTGATTGTTGAGGTTTTTGCCGGGACAATCATAATGTGAGGAAGTTCTGGCAAAGATTTAAATCCGGCCATCAACATTGTAAAGAAGGCCTGAACGTCTTTGCTCCCATCAATCATAAGCAGACAATCATAACCAGAGCACAGGAATTTATGGTTAGATTTTGTATATTTGTTTTCTTCTTTTTTCTTTCTTATTGACGTAATGTTGTTTTTGAAACTGCTGAGCCTCAATAGATCATTATTAAACCTAGACCCAAAGTAGGACGTTACGATTTCACGTAGCGTTGTTGGATTCTCAATAGAGTTCCAGCAAATCTTACCATAAGTATATCCGTCTCTATCATTTTCTCCAGAATAAACATTTGCGGCAGAATTTGGAAGGGTCTCATAAACCTCACCAGAATCATTTACGTAACCGGCCTGTAGGTGAGCATTATCAGTATATTTTTTGAATTGACCCCTATGTGACAGTTGAATGTCAAAAACCATGTTTGAAATGGAATACATGTTTGATTCTGGCTCTTTAAACTCAATCCCTAGAGGACAATTCTGACCATAATAACCATTCAAATAAACAAAACATTCGCCGGGATTATCATGAACAAATGTGTCAAATTCATTATGTCTCCAGTACATTTCAGCATCAAAAAGCTCTGGGTGATTTTCTTCATAATACCACCGATTATTTCTTGGGCAATCACCGCAATTATCAGTATAAAAAGTATCATAGGCCCTTTGTTGGGACATATTTTCTTTAAAGGAAGAATAATTGTCTGGCATCCAGGCCCTAATGGTTAGAGTATCTGGCCCAACAAGATAAGAAATAAATTCTGCCTGGGTTGGAACCGGATGAAGACTAACTGTTGCTGGTTGAGTTGGAAAAATGGGATTGTTCATGATTAAATGGAAAGTTCACTGTGTTCTTCAACATAAACAGAAAGCAGAGAAATGAGTTCCTGAATTTCTTCGACATTTCCCTTGTTTTGTTTGATGTAGTCCTCGATAACGTCCTCAATTTGCCACAATTTAAGTGGTTTGGTTTCTATTACCTCAGTTTCGCCAAAAAATTCTCGGTAGTAATCGTCTGTAAAATCAATTTCATCCGAGAACCCAAAAGGCGATTTATAATCATAAGAAGAGAACTTTTGATTACTTTTATGTTGAAAAGTTTGAAAACTGGTCGCCTTTTTATGATGGACTACCGGGCGGGAATAATCAACATATTTGAGAACATCCTCATGGAAGGTGGCATCATCAATTGGATCGCAATCAATAATTTTGTCGTGATCCACGTCAAACCTTCGACCATTGGCAACAATAGATGCCTTGAGTCGATAGGTCCTTTTGTTTACATCAATGGATCCAACAACAATATGAATTCCTGGATCGCCAAGTTCATATTTATCGTCAGTTCCACTAAAGAACGCTTGCATCGTATTCGTCTTGTTACCACACAAATTATATTTGTGGGGCCAGGTCATTTCTGCCTGACTCTATGATTTTCACCATAGACCGGACTATACCATACACAGATAATTATTTATCTGTGTCCTCGGGTCTAGTCTCTGAACGCTCCCCATGTTAAAGGGTATCCGCTGCTGATTGTCCATTATTATCCCCAAACTTTTCAAACCTTCACGCTTGTCGTTTCCAACTACGTTGTGGTATTGGGGCTTTAGGATGTTCCAGCAATTTACCGAGGTTTTACTCGCACCATACAATTAATGCGAGTGAGAACTACCAACAGGGATCCATCCAATAGGAGGGAATTGGGTAATCTCTTCACCAGATTCAATGTCGATAGCATCATGAAAACTATCAACCCTTACAGATGCCGCAGAAACTTTCTGTTTCGGTACAACAATCCGATAAACAGAAGGATCTTCTTCACTGCGAAGGATCCTGATAGAAACTTCTACATCAGAAGGAACCTTTTCGACAAAGTGAAAACAAAGTTGAACCCAACGTTGCCAAAGACTTGCCGGAATTCGATGAATGTCTTCTTTAAGAGTAAAGGTTTCTAGGTCGTTTTTATCAATGATGACATTGGCCTCTGGATCATCAATTTTCCGGAGATAAGTTCCCCAGCCACCAGTATAAAATTCAAAACATCCGTTGTTTGCTGTTCGTAGAATTTGATTTTCCATAAAGAATAAAAGGGTTTTATTTAAAAAAGTAGACCCTAGAGGTTTCTAGGGTCTTATGGGGATTCAACCCTTTGATTCTGAAGTAATGACCCCTCTATATACTTCAGATGGTCGCACGATGGTTTCACCAGGAACTTGCTCAGCATTCAGCACATAAGCAGTGATACGGGAAGCATCAACGCCCAGAATAGAAGCATACTGAGCAAAAAGTTGGGCAACAGTTTTACCCTGATAATTAGCCGGGGTAACTGCATAAGCCTCCTCATTGACCAGAAGGGTCACAGGGGCAGTTTGATCTTGAGCGCGAACGTTATTGAGAAATTGCATAATGAAAAAAGAAAGTAGTAAACGACAGTGGTTGTGGTTTAGGTTTGTTTCCCTCACCGACTCCTATAGTGTACGGCATGAGCTAGAAGATGGCGACCTACCGCGACCAGTTCAAGAAGTGTCCACCAAAACAAAAAGAGACCATCCCTTTTAACTGATTATTCTATCCTTTCTCGCAGTGAAGTATCTATACCATGCTTCTTTTGAAATTGAGACAAATTGCCAGAATTTGAGACATATCCTGTAACTAAACATCTCCACTTTTGCAGACCAACTTTTCTGCTTCTTTCTGCTTTTTCTTCTGCAGTCATGGCAAATATTCCCTTCTTTTCTTCTTTAGCTTTAAGACCAACTTTACGACTTACTTCAACTCTTTCTTCTGGGGTTAAAGAAAAACATCCAAGACCGTTTTCAAATACACTTTTACCACCTTTTCTACCCGCTTCACTCCATTCCTCTGGTGTCATAGAAAATATACCAGTTCCGTTTTCTTTATGCTGCTCTCCGCTTATTTTACCACCTTTTCTTCCAGCCTCACTTCTTTCTTCTGAAGTCATGGCAAATATGCCTAGATTTTCCTCTCTTGCTTTAATTCCACCTTTTTTCGCATTTTCGCATATTTCCTCATGAGTAAGGGAGTGTATTCCAATACCGAGTTCATAGGTTTTTGGCCCTGCTATTTTTCCACCTATAGGACCACCCTTTCTCCCCGCCTCGATTCTTTCTTCAGTTGTAAGTGCGTGTATCCCTACACCCATATCTTTGGCTATTTTGCCACCAATTAATCCGGCTTTTCTAGCATTTTCTATTCGACTTTTTTCATCTAACCCGTGAATTCCAATACCAAGTTCTAATGTTTTTGGACCAGATATCAAGCCACTAATTTTGCCACTAATTTTTCCACCCCTTCTACAACTATCAATGGAAAGTACTCCGCCACAATTTTCATTTAAACAATAAGGATCTGTATTATAAACAGGTCTAATTAATCTCTTTTCAACTTCCCCCGCCTCTTTATAACCTTCGTCATTAAATTCAAATAACTCCAAAATCTGTTTCTCTGGGGTATAAAAATCCCACATCCACTTATGAGTTATAGGTGAGCCCCAGTATTCTTCGCCATATTTCTTTTCTTTATGATACCCGTAATAATAATGAGGGACTTCTTCAAACGTAATCTTATACGTGTAAATTCTCGGACTTTGTGAAGTCATAGTTCTTCTCTATAATGGTTAGCATTATTATTTATGTTATTTTATGTTTAAGGGGAGCTTAAGGGCTCCCCAACCTGAAAAGTGCTAACCATTACAGGCTAACTATTTATAAGCACATTCCATCTGAGTTTTTGAATAAACGACAAAAAGGCGGCCATCGCCACCTAATCATAAACTCCCCAATTTTCCTTAACATAAATCAAGAATTCTGGAATAATCCGCTCATTATAAAATGGAACCAATTCACCTTCTTTAAAGACCTTAAGAAGTAGATTTGGTTGATACCGGGACAAAACATTTGTATAACATTGACCCCAACTAAGTCGTGGATAATTTTCATCATAATTATCCACGACTTCTTCAAGATAGCGTTTAAATTCTGTCATGATTGTTTAATGTAGGCTTTTTTGTTTATTTTGTATGAGGATCCTCTTTCGCTAACAATAAAGATTTCGTCTTTTTGAGTATGGGGGTTAATATCGATTTTTTCAATAATTCCTTTATATATTAATTTCCTATGAGACTTTATGTAAAGCTCCCTACCCTCAATGGGTCCTCTGTAACTTATAAAAGGAACTACATCAATTCCACTACCTTTTTCTAGATTACACAACCGACACATCGGTTGAAGATTTTCGATATTATTTTTTCCTCCCAATATTTTAGGGGTTATATGATCAATTGTAATTTCTATATCATCAGATGATAGAATTGACCAGAAAATTCTATCTTGTCTTTGATCCTTATACTTCCTCAATTTAACGGCACATCTACCACAAGAAACACAAGTGTATCCAATCTTCTTAAAAAGTTTAATTCTTTTAGTTGTACCCAAAAATCTAGACGGATATATTTTGTCCGAGACAATAATATCTTCAAAAGAAAGTTCTTTAAGAAGTTGGAACTTAGGAGGTTTCTTTTTTGCCATTTTAAAAAAGAAGTTGGTTTACGATCTGGTGTTTGTTGAGGCTAAATGCAAGGAGTTTCACTGTCTTGTTTGTTCCAATCCTCTATCAAGGAAAGTAGTGGCAATTAAAGCTGTGCTTAAACTTCCAAACATTGAACCTAAAATGAAAACAATCGTGAATAGAGCCCTAGAATCCATGGATTTCATAATCAAGAAAGAAGTTTACGAATTTTGTCTCCAAGTAATTCTATAATGGTTTTTTTTCTTGGTGTCCATGAATTGTAATTACAGCAAATGTGTTCATAAAGACGTGGAAACATGTGTATCAAGTTACAATAAGACCCGCCAGCCCTCAAGCACTTGTCAATATCCGAATTGTAAGACGATTTGTCGCAATGATCGCAATTGCGACAATTAATTGCAAGACCAGAAGCGGGATCGATTTGGTTATTCATTTGAGTGATTTCAGAAGTTTTGCGATTTGTTCCTCGCTCATTTGATTGAGCAATTGTTTGGCCTGTTCGATTTGATGGTCATTGGGGTCATCAAAGGTAGATTTAGTTTTTATTTCATAAGCACCTTCACCGTAGATTTCTACGATGGCCCAATGTTCATTACCAGATGCAGATGTTCCGTTTTTCTTATATTGTCCAACCTCGGACAAATTGTAAATAGGACTGACATTTGTAATATGTTCAGAACCCCTGGCTAGTTTCACATAAACCTTCTGACCCACAAAATCATCTAGATTAATGTTGGGCGCTTTTTGGGCAATACCACTTGGATTCAGGATTTTAACAATAGGGGCCTTTGATAATCCTCGCCCGTGATCATTGAAAGCCCAACCGTCAATATTATAAGGATAATCTGGGTAGTTATTACGACGATAATTATATGTAACTAATCCATGTATAACAGCATTGTCGGCAAGTTTGGCAATGATGTTATAGCCAACGTATTGTGAAAGATCAATAATCATAGGGTTAGGTTAGAAGAAGTTGTAAATTTGGTCTAGGACTTGAGATTGAATCTCAGAACATTCGGAACTTGTGAGAACAATTTGTCGCGTTTTGTTGTTTTCGCCAACAATGAACAAAAGATAACCAGAAATCTCCCGATCCAAAAGGAAACTACCAATCGTATTAGCATTACGATACATCGTTGAGCCAGGGTTTTGGATATCAACGACAAGTATTTGTGTGTTTTTGGCTATTTGTAATTTTTGAAGCTCGCGCAATTCCTTATAAAGATTGGAAGTTTTGTCGGCCATAATTTGATACCCATTATTAAAATATTTGGCCTGAAGGTGTTCAAGGCTATTAAGAATCATTTCGTATTCGTCGTTGGAAACTTCGATTGAGATGTTCATGGTTGATTATTTTGTAAATTTATCAGATAAGATCAAGAATTTCTTTTTCTTCTTAGGAAAGTTTACTAAGCGTCTTTCCACTGCTTGACTACATCAGGTTGTTTAGCCCAATCTTTAGGGTTGCATTCAGTTGCCATTGCAAAATCGATTTCAAGAGTTTGATTACCCTTATTCACACGAGGTACACCATACTCATACTCTGCACCTTTTGCTGGGACATATTCTCTATAAACCCAAGCAAAAAACTCTGCCAAATCAATTTCAATAGTCCCTTCGGCAGTGAAAGACATTTGGAAAACCTCCTTTGTGTATGGTGATATTATAAGTCACCTAGACCACCCTAGACACTCATAAGTAGACAGTTTTTCAACTGGCACAATACTTATTGACAAGAAACCGAACATAATCATCCGGTGATTCTCCCAGGTCTTTGCCATCAGGCACCACCTCGACATAATCACCAAACTTGGCTAATTTTCTCCCCGCAGCATCATTATCACAAACAACAATGATTGGGCGATTTAACATTTCTAACCAGTTTTTATAATCTTTTGGTGGATTATTTGCAAGAGTTGCAAAGGCGGATTGTCCTACTTCAGTCATTCTACAAGCATCAAAGACCCCTTCGGTTAGAAAAATAGGACCATTAGAAATATAATAACTTTCTAGTCCCCAGATTGCAATGGTTGGTTGATTTTTATTCCTGTAAGTATAATATTTCCCTTCAAGTTTAGAATTAAAAACCTTCTTGTCACCTAGGGAATTATATTGCTGATACCCCACTAGTTGACCCGAAAGATTATATAGAAGAAAAGTGGCGATGTTTAATTCTTCGTCAAGAATTGGTCTGTGCAGTTCTAGGTCAAGATGACGTTGTTTTAGGTGAGTCTTTATATTCATAAGCGGTCCCTTCACAATCTTCGCAGCCTAAAGTTTCTACAATTGGCTCATCACCATGGATATAATAACCGTCCGGATTCATAAGAACTTTTACAAGTCCGGTTCCATCACATGTTTCACATTTAACTTTTGAAATCAGTTGCTTTAGTCTTTTGTTTTGTTCTTTGATGATTTCGGTTTCTTGTTTAAGGAATTCGGTTTGTTTTCTTATCAGTGCCCTGGTTTTACTTTGATCCATGATTTATTTTCCCATAATTCCACTCATAATCCTCAAGAGTAATTGTGAATTTTGCTTTAATTTTAATTGGTTTCATTGGAACAATCCAAAAAATAATGATAATGAGCCGAATTTGGTGGAGTGTAGCGAATGACTACACAGTTTTTGTAAGTATCAACTTCTTCAAACTTTTGAGATGGTTCTTTTGATGTTTTTTTTGATGTTTCTTTTATCACCAGAAGCATTGGAGAAAAGATTATAAACCCAAATAGTAAACTTAAGAGCGCCACTCCAAGCGTTTCAACTGTTCTGTTCATAATAAATCAACAACTACCAAACGTAAAGGAAGCAAAAGTTCTTTCACCAGTTTTTTCAGTAACAAAGAAACCCAGTTTTTCTACTCTCACTCTGTCATCAAAAGACAAATCATCAGGACAAATCTCTGGATTTATATACAACATATCGTGTTCGCAATGAGTTGGATATTTTGGATTTCCGTATTTGGAAAAGATTTGAAGTGCTTCAATTAGGTTGTTCATAATGAGTTCGTGTAAAATCAAGATAACAGTTGTATTCTGCTCCCCAGTTATTAACTACCAGAGTTTTACCTGAAGGAAAAGTAATTTCAAGAGTTTCTCCCATCATACTATCATAAAGGGAATAATCTTGAATGTCCCCAGATTCCTTCAAGGATTCCAGTTCCTCAGGTTTTCGTGTGTTGTAGATTTCATCCATAATAAGTTACTTAGATAGGTGTTCTCGTTTGTCTAGTTCCTCCTTCATTGCAGAAAGTCGTTGTTGAACATTAGAGTCTTCAGTATAGTGAGAACAACTTCTTTCACTGCGATAAACCTCTAAAAGACGATGAGTGGGAAGTTTAAGAATTGTTTCCAGTTTGTTTCTGTTTGGGTCCATAAGAATTTAAACCATCTCCTCCATCACTTCTTCAAAAAATTTGATATTAGCAATCCGTTTTTGGATGTGTTTAGTAAACTCAACAAGAACTTTGGTTGTAGAAGATATCCCACCATTTTTTGGTGAATTATTCTCTAGATAATCTATAAGTTCCACCAGATACTTGACAGAACAATGACGAATCTCAAGAGATTTCCCAACAATCCAATTATCATTGAAAAAAGTATAAAGAACTGGAGCCGGTTCTTGACTGTTACAAACGGCCTCAAACATGTCATTGCGAAAATTGTGCATCTCATCATTCTCTAGGAACAAATAGACCGCATCGCTAGTTGAGGAATAGTGCTCGAATTTCATAGTGAATTGAAGTTTCGTTATGGAGTGATTTTAAGAGAAAAATATGCTAGAGGTGGAGTTTATGTGCCAGTTCTTAAAGTGTCAATCTTTATCACCTCCTAAAGCAAAAATTAGGCAACCACTACCAACAAGACACCCGTGGACAATACCAACCCCTACTCCCCATCCATATAATGCTTGCATCGGCCCGTCTTCTGGGAATGGTATAAGAAAATCAGGAGCCACGCATAATTGACCAGTAAACCAGAAAACCAATACACCTAGTACAAAGGCCAATGGGCGAAGTGCGTTTTTCATCTTAATTTTCCGTGTGGTATTTGATCATAAAATTAAAAATTTCCTCTAATTCACAATCTTCAGCAAAACTAACAGTCGGTTTAAGTCCTTGAATTTTGTACTCCTCAATTTTCTTGAATGTTTCTGAGGTGAAAGAATCCTCCTCTAGTTCTTTTTGACTAGCAAATTTGAGAAACAAGTTGTAGTCGTAAGAATCAAGGTCTATTGAAGGAATTATATTGTTTGCATCAAAAAACTCAACTTTACCGGACTTTATGAGTTCTTCTAATTCTTTATTTGTCATAGGGGAATAAAAGTAATTTTTTGACCAATCCAATTATAAAGAGAAATGATGCTGTTTTGGTCATAGGCAAAATCATCATAGCGTGGAAGAGTTCCACAAGACAGATCCAAATTCTTTTCTAATTTAGAGCCAAGCAAATTTGGATTGTATTTGCTTGAGAAGATTTTAAGAGCCAGCTCTGACCTACAAGAAAGAATGTGTTCTTGTGTGGCCCGATAGGTTTTGTCTTGGGTATAATGAGAAAATGAGTCAGAGGTTAATGGAAATACTAGGAAGATAATTCCAAGAATTGACAAGATGAAAGCAAGAGAACGGTTCATTTTTTCAGAGTGGTCATCAGACGCAGACCATCACGAAAGATTGCATCCTTCATTGTGAGTCGCACATCGTCAAGAAGTTCCATAGTGAACACAGTGTCCGCCAGAAACATCTTTTCCAGTTCGTCACGGATACGCTCAATCGAAACCTTATGGAGCATTTCAGCAGCAAAATCACTGTTGACTGCATCCCAAGTTTCCTCTTCAATATTAAACCCTTTGGTTACACAAAACCTCATTGCCCTCAGAACCCGCAGACCATCTTCGACAATGCGTTCCTTAGGGTCTCCTACGAAACGCAGGAGGTTGTTGTTGAGGTCTTCACGACCACCGAAAGGGTCAACCAGTTCACCATCCAGAATCGCCATCGCATTGACGGTGAAATCCCGTCGTTGCAGATCATCCATCAGAGTTCCAGGCAGAACAAAATCAGGACGACGACCATCAGAACTTGGTCCGTCTTTCCTAGCGAGCACAAAGTCAGCAACGTTGGTGCGTTGCTTTAATGGGTGTCCATCAGGAACTTGTGCCCGAACAGTGAAGAATTCAGGAGTCTCAAGGAATATTTTAAACCCATGCTCGTGTAGGTTAATACAAAGAGCAGCAAATGCCCAGTTAGCATCTTCAAAGATGCTAGGGTCTTCGGGGATTGCGACAAAATCAACATCTTTGGAATCCAGACCAAGAAACTTGTCTCGGACTGCACCACCAACTTCAGCAAAGGTAAACATTAGTCTTGAATTAGGGCGATAATAGAAAAGAGAGCATTGCCAATTGATGTGCCGATACAAATCCCCAAAAGAAATGGGTAGATTGCAAGACTATTCAAAATAACAGCAAGAATAAAAAAAATAATTGCTCGCTGGGCATACACAGTGCAGCGTTGATTGGGATTAATGTTAAACATTGGAGTTCAAATAATAGGACAACAAAAGAAGATTACTTACCAACAATCATAAAGAAAATCATAACCCCTGCAAATACAAAAGTGAATACAGGAATTAAAGGAGTGCCCTTATACAATTGTGCTAGGAAGATGAAGAATAGCAAACTGAAGTGTTCAAACCCATCAATTGGAGTTCCTTTGCGTGTATGAGAGTATTATAGACCAAAAAAGGGGTCTCTGTGAAGACCCCCTGTGACGGTTCCTTAAGTGACCTCAAGGAAACTCGCAAATGTTTGGAGGAGTGCCTTCATTGTAAAGACGAATCAGTTCATCCTCAAGTTCTTGAGTCCAACGAGAACGTTGACGAAGATACCAAACGTCTCCAGCACAAGCAACAGAACAACCAAGTTCTTCGGCAAGAGATTTGAGGTATTCTTCCATCTCATTGTAGTAGTCGTCCTGCACTTTGTTCCAGTCTTCTTGAGTTTTGTTGGTCATCAGTTCTTTGCGATTACAGGAGTATCGTACACCAAAAAGGGGTCTCTGTGAAGACCCCCCTGTGACAGTTTAGAAAGTGTCACAAATATCTCACTTTCCAACCTCTATGAGTTTTTGCATTAAGAACTACAATTCTCTTATTTTTCCCAGATATACTTAATGGAAAAATGTGATGTTTTTCTGTATATCCTTCAGGTGGAGTTCTATTTTCCGCTTTCCTGATAAGATTACAATAAATTTTTAGATAGTTCATTTCTATTCTGTTGAGAGTGCATTAATATTTATAATAGAAAAGGTGCCCATAAGAGCACCCATTCTTACCTGTGAAATTGCACTCTCAACAGGTATTTTTATTTAGTCACATTAAAAACAGGAGCAGGAATGTTTCCTTGAGATGGAATCATATAAATCGTTTTATTTCCCTTTTCTGCTCCCTGCTCCAGTCCAGTAACCCAAAGATAAGAAAGGTATTCTGAATTACCTTTAAGAGAACCTGCGATTACCTGATTGGCTTTTGCTACACCTTCTGCACGAATAACTTCTGCATCAGCAAGAGCCTTAGCCGATTCTTTTTTGGGATTTGCTTCTTGAATTGCAATTTGTCGATTATACTCGGCGCGAGCAAGTTCACTTTTTCCTGCTAAGGATTGATTCCATACATTATATTGAGGAAGGCCAAATGCAAGGCCACCAACAATTACCACTGCTCCGATAGCAATTAGGACCAGAGCAGGGTCAATAAAACCATTTTGTTGTTTCATAATTAAATAAAATGTGAAAGTGGGAGTAAAAAATACTCTTTAATTAGAGTATTTTCTTAATCATTATAAAGTACAGAGGACCTGTTGTCAACGATGGGTGTGCCGGTCCTTAGGTGTCACAACCACTCCATCAGGAAATAATCAATAGTGATCCCAAATTGAGAACAAAACTCTTCAACATCATCAGGCAATGATTCCATAATATTTGATGATGCAAACCTCACCCATAATTCGTAAAATTGTTCTTCAGAGAGTGTCATTTAGATGATTCAGGTGATTTTGGTAATAAGCAATGTCATCAAGAATAGAGTCTTTTATGCTTTGAGAATAATTAGGGTTATCCTCAATTTCTTTTTTTAGTGAATCGATTTTTGTTTTTAAGAGAGTGATTTCGTTCATGTGGTTGTTGGCTGTTTTATGCTCCCCGCGAGACTTGAACTCGCAAGAGGGTAATGTCCTCAACGAATTTTAAGATCGTCGTGTATGCCAATTCCACCAGAGGAGCATGTAAATTCCCTGCTTCAACTCAGGGAATTATAATTTCCTGAATCTAGTTCAGGATAAAGAACTTGCGGTTCTTTTAGAGGGGTAAATTGCCTTACTTAAAAGGGTGACGGGATTCCAGAAGGAAAAATTTAAGTAAGGCGTCTGGTTATTCAGTTGTAGGGTTTTACTTGTCCTTCCACAAACAAGTAAAGGTGGTGTTAAGTGAGAACGGAATCCAACGGATTTTTAACACCCCTTAAAGATAGCAGACCTCTTGGTGGTTTTGGTGTTTAGTGGACAGTTGGTGATCTGTCCACTTAGGTTCAAATGAAATTTATTTTTTTCATTTGAACAGAAAGATCAAAGGCCAATGATCCGCATTCTTCGCAAGCGGAAGCATACTTCATTTCTGATTTATAATTACTGACATTATTATCATCCCTAATGGATGGATCCGATGCGAGTTTGTAGCGATAAACAGCGGAACAAAACTTAATCAATTGCCGCATTTCAAGGTTATCCCGAAATTTTGCATAAACAGACAAAATACTATGAAAATCGTTCTTTTTTCCACAAAGACGAAGATATTTCATAATAATATCGGCACTCTGCTCATCAATTACCCTTTTCAGCAGAATTTCAAACACAGCATCAATATATGCACAGAACTTCATCCTCTTAATTTCTTGTTTATACCTAGAAATGCTAGGAGAAATTTTAGCCTGAAAAGATGCCTTAAACTTTTCGCTTACAGTATCTTTTATTGTATAAGAAAGAATTTCTTCTTTTTTTCGTTGAAGAAGTTCAATTTGTTCTTGAATTTCAGTAACAGTCAACATTTTGAGTTCTCCTATCAATTAAAGATTTCAGTTTGTTCAAAGTCAGCCAAGACTTCTTGATACCTTGATTTATCTACATTTGTAATGTAAATATTCTTTTCTTTCAATACATTACGTCGATAAAGAGTAGCAAAAAATGAGACCATTCCTCTATCATGATCTGAGTTCATATGAACATAGATCCGATGAAGACTCCTCCAGTTATTGCTTTTGTTACAGATGTTAAAACAGCCAAGCAAACGTTTGGTAAACTCTTCACCAAAATACTTTTCGCAAACAACTTTAAAAGCAGTTTTTGTCTTTAAAGTATTTGAAACAAGTTGAATTTCTGAAACAAGGTTTTCTTTTAGTTGATTTTTATAATCGGCCCAATTTTGTTGGTAGAGATCGCTAATTTGATCCTCAATTGACCGTTCTGCGACTTCTAGTTGTTTCTGGAGCCTTTCAATTTCTTGGTCAATTTGTTCTGGTGTAAGATGATTAAAGTTTCGCATAAACAAAATGTTGTGGACCCATTAAAGATAAAATGTATGGTCAGGGATTTTGGGTTGAGTGGACAGTTTATAATCCGTCATAAAAACTAACCGTTCAATAATTTCGGTTCTGTTTGGATTTTGTGCAACGCAGAAGCGAACATAAGGATCTTTATCAGTCGCTAATTGTTCTAGAGTTTTTGTTGGGGTGTTTGGATTTCGTGCAACCCAGGAGCGAACATAAGAATCTTTATCAGTCGCTAATTGTTCTAGGGTTTTTGTTGGGGTGTTTGGGTTTTGTGCAACCCAGTAGCGAACATAAGAATATTCATCGCTCGCCAGGAGTTCTAGTGTTTTTGTTGGGGTGTTTGGGTTTTGGGCGGCGGCTAGTTTTTGTTGGTAATTCATAAAAACTTTGTTTATTCTCAAATTTTACCTAAAACCACCACTAACAAGACTGATCCGTAGACACCTCAAAAAGCGTCCACTCAGGCGCTCAATTGTTTGATCTTCTCTCTAATCGCCCTGGCACGATCGAAATCTTTTTGTTTCATGGCGTCTTCTAAAGATTTCTGAAGGCTACTCATAGCCGCAAAACTAGCCTCTTCGGTTAAATGGTCTAACCATTCTTTGGGTGCATTTTGTAATGTCTCTAGAGCAATTTCTTCATTTCTAAAAACACCAGATTCCATAAGAATTTTTAGAATTTCTTCGGCAATTAGATCGTCTTGCATGGTCATGTCATTTATAAATATTTATTTAAAAATTTAGATGACCCAACAAATTCTCATTGGTTTTTGTGTTCTTATGGTGGTCGCAATGACCACCCTCATTATAAAGGCCTCTAGTTAGTCGGATACACAAGAACCTTTTTGACTTCTTCGGTAGACATATTCAACTGTTTACCTAGAAGAAAGGCCCGCTTCTTCCAGGTCATAATAGCCTTGGTCAATTGTTGAACTTTTGAATGGTTCAAAAAGTGTGCCCGACGCTTTGCAATAATGAAAAGAGTATTATAGGCCTTGAGATCCTCAAGAATTTCTTTACTTACATCTGAATCAATCTCGGCCTTGGGGATTTTACGCCACTTAGAATAATACACTTCTTTATGAGAAGTCAGTTCATCTAAAACCTTATAAGTATCTTCCAGCGAAAGATATTCAAGGTCATCAGCAGTAATGTCTTTGGCAAAAATTTGGGAGAAATACGAAATCATAATTAAGAATAAAAGAAAGGGGGCCTCTCGGCTCCCTAGCATTATAGCATACATGTGGGCTTTTGCTGACGTATCTGGGCGGTTTGGGCGGTTTTCAGAGCATTAGTTTTCCTAATGGCCGACCGGATCAGATTAAGTTTGTTAATAGGTTTTTGTGTCATGAGTTTTCCTCCAAAGAAACGGGTGGATAAATCGCGTTCCTTCACTCTAAAGAGCTACTTCCGGCCAATTTGGCTGAACGAAAGTTGTAATATTTAATCCTTGGCCCACCACCAAAGAAGGCCAATAATGACGGCTAATGGCACTGCAATGTACCAATAAACAAAAATCAAATAACCAACAACAAAGACCCCACCCAACAACATTTTTTCTCCAAAGGTTGTGTTATCCTCAAAAGATTGTTTAGGTTTTTCTTGGTAATCATTGCGCTCAGAAACTACTCTTAGGTTTCTTATGTAAACTACATTATTATACTGGGATTTTATGGTGTCTACTGCTGTTGAGGGAGATCCTGCGATCACGGATGTCGTGAACGGCATTCCCGAAGATGTAACCTTAATTTCAGCTTTCCAAACTGCCATTACTCTTTACCAAACACAAGAAACTTCTGATTGTGATCATGAAACACGATTTCATAATCATTTCTCAAAATATCAATACTAATATCCCAATCAATCCAAAGAAAAGGAGGAAGATCCTCTAGACCATAGTATTTTATGGCAAAATCCTGAGGAGACTCATAAAATCCATAAAACGGAATATGGAGAAAATGAAATCCAGAAAAATAAGAAACAAGTTCGTCTAAGTCTAAAATGCTGCCATAAAGTTCATTGAAATCCAGATAATCATCATAATATTCAAGAAAATCTGCTTCTCCATACCTGTCAATAAAAACCAGGCAATCATCTGAGCAATAATCAGCATCGTCATACTCTTTCATACGCTCAATAACCTCTGGTGAATAGATCATTTCGTAATGTGTTTCGTTAAGGTCCATTACTTCACAACTCCCCAGCCGGCATATTCGATTTCATTGTCGCCATCCATATTTACGAATCCTTCTACCTCATATTGCCATTCCCTAAGAAGCTCAAGGCCAGATTCATCAGTATAAAGAAGAAGCTCAATCCGACCCTCACATTCTTCTTCTTTATAATCAATAATCTGCCTCATTGCATCATAAATGCTATAGTATGCATATTGTGAATCGAGATACTCAACGTCATTATACATTCCAGTATAACCATAATAACGAACAACAATCGCCTCAGAGGCAATCCCAGGAGAAAAAAGTCTACGGCGAGTTGAATTTACATGGGCCTGCCAAGCACTATCTTGGTGTACCAAATCACTGGGGTAAAAATAAAATCCCGTGTTGCTGATGTTTTTTAGGTCGGAATTCATTGGGGGTGAATTAACTTCTTATATTATAAAGACCCAACCGTGGGTCGGTCAGGCCTGATGTGACAGTTTATGGAGCGTCTCTAGTAAAAACTAAATTTCCAGCCTTTTTTAGTGGCCTCTTCGATCAATTGGTCATTAGACCAATTGTAATCTTCGGTGCCCACAGAGATGCCAAAATTTTCCCATAAAAATTTTTCGGCATCAATAATCATTGCCCTAGAATAATAACTTTTGGTTTCAGTGGTCATAATCGGTCTCATAATAAGAAGAACAAACAATATCATCGTGATGTGTTGGAATAGCCCTCCGTGAAAGAATTCGGTTCATTTTAGAAATGGGGAATTCCATTGATTCATCATCAGTAATGAGAGAATCAATTTGACGTTTTTCGTTAAACGTCTTGGGATTTCGGAGAGCACACTTATTGAAAGAAGTGTTTCGGTGGGTGCGGGACATAGAACCTTGAGTGGTTTGGTGTTATTGTATCTAGGAATCAACGCTAGTTAAGGGAGAGTGGTCAGTTTCAAAATCGTCCATTCCTAAAAGCTCCAGGTCTTCTTTAAGTTCTTCTAAAGTATAAGTATTTACCTTACCAGTGTCAATATCATCAACCATCTGAAGTAAATATTCTAAAAACTCTTTTGGATAAACTTCATCCACGTTTAAGGAAGACCAAAACCATTCATAACATTCAGTAAATGGGTCATCATCTTTCAATAGAGCATAATTATTAAAATTATCCGTCATAAGGTCCGTCCAGATTCTAAAATTCATTCTAAAACTCTGAATCCAGCTAGGAAAAACGTGGGTAAAAATATACTCGGCCCACGACATTTTCGTTTTATTTTCTGTGCCCAAGATCGGTTTACTCATCATTTTTCTGTTTTCCGTAATTAAACCCGCACCAAATGATATATATGTCTATCAACACATTAAACCAATTAATTTGCATCTTAAAATCCCTTTGATTTTTCTCTATGATCTAGAACTTCGACATAATCTAAAAGTTCACTTGAAGTTTGAAACCAAGTTTGAATTACATCCTGATAATTGTCAAATGTTTTTGTGTTTTTATTTAGAAAATGTAACTTGTAATTATGCCGTAAATAAGGTTCGTCTGATGTTTGTGTAAAGAAGTCGTTCATTTTCTGATAATTACCGGACAAGACTTAACTGTTTTTTGAATTTCTTTTAAAATTTCTTGTTTTTGAGTGTCAGTCAGATTATGATTGGTTATCAGTCTCTTGTAAAGCTCAAAAACCTGATTACAGGTAAGAATGGTCAGAAGAAACAAATTAAACATTGAGAATCTCTTTTAATTGCTGCTCTATTTGGCTATTATGGCCCAGTTCTTTTTTCTTGTTTTCTACTGCCTCGTGCAGTCGATAAACAGTTTTTCGATCTGGCAGTTTTTGGCCTAGAATAAAGTTAAGTTTTATATAAGTCTCCCAGTCTCCGGTTGTTGAATTTGAATAGTCATGCGTAACATAACCATAACAATACGGATAGTTTGAAATCCATAGGCATAGATCATTATAAGTTGGATGTTTAAGAGTGCAAAAATATTGATTAATAATTAGAATATCAGTTTCTGGGTCATCCAGATATTGATTAATAATCTTAGAAAGTTCTGGAGAAGTTCCGCAATTTCGCATAAGAGACGCGAAGAAATAATTAACTTTTTTGAGGAAGTAGGTCATAAGATTTTTGTGAACTTTGCTTATTATAAGATAATTTTATCCAAAAGTCTAGAATGAGTGGTCAGTTTATGGATCGTCTACTGACTTGCTCATAATCCTGAAGAACCCCATTTACAAAGTGTAGTCTCAGCCTTGGCCAGTCTTCCCATTTCCCTTTCCAATCTGAAGGATAAACTACAATGTATTTTGTGATGAGATAAATATGATACCTTCCACGTTTTCCGGTTGGTATCCATTCAAAATTCAGAAACAATCTATCTTTAGAATAACGCGGGTCATCCTCTTTGATTTCTTCAAAGGTTGAAGTGCCAGTATAATCCGGACACCACAACCTACCAGCAGGGTCTATCCAATAATGGGCCATTGTCCCACCAATATCTTTTGTTTGTAATTCGGAGTCTGTGAAGTGTTCTCCTAGGCTATAAGAAGAGCAGACATAATCGAAAAGTCCCATTTGTTTAAAATCTAAACATACTTTTTATTGAATCAAAAATACTTTCACATTCTTCATAATATTTTGCATCGGGACCACATTTTCCTGTTCTGTATCGTTCAAATTCACAGAAATTGGTTCTGGGTTTTCCATCTACCGGATTAGGTGGTTTTTGAAGTTCTGGATGATTGCAAGTGCTATAAAATTGAACAGATTTATGGTACTTACAATTTATACATAGTTTGGTCATAATTAAACAACTTTATTTAAAATTAATCAGTAATCCATCACATAATCAGGGAGTTCGGCAGGAGTGATGGTATCATACTCAAGAATGGCAATAAGACATTCAAATTGTCGCATACCCTCACTTACAGTATCAAAGTTATGAACATACTCATCTTGATGCTCATAACAATACTCAATTGCTTCTTCCTTAGTCATTGTTTTGAAGTCGGTCATAATCAGGCAACCTTATTCAGAATACCACGAATTGCATCAGAAGATACGGCACTAGAACCATAAATCAATTCGTCAATCTCTTTGAGTGCTTGTTCTGGAGAGATGGAGATTTTCTCTACACTCTTGATGTTAAGATTTTTAAAACAACGAAGATAATATTTTATATCTTCTTTAACCTGAAGTGTATTAATAACAATAGAATCAAACTCAATCGTAGCAGTGTATTGGGGCATTGTGGTTTCCTTGTGTGTATGAGAGTATTATAGCACAAAAGGGGTCTCTGTGAAGACCCCCTGTGACGGTTCCTTAAGTGTCCTAGTTAAAACTAGGGTCTAATAGAAGGTTTAGCATTTCTTGAATCGTACCATAAACATCATCAGTTTTTTCAAAGTTAAACTTGCTTAATGCTGCATTATCAATCCAATCTCGGATTCCAGTTCCGAATTCAGTTGAACGTGCATACCAATCACAAACCATTTCTGCCACATATACTCTAGGCATATTCTTAATGCCTCCCCAATATTCAGGGTGATGTGGATTGACCGATTGATGATGCTTAACTACTTCTGGTAGAAGTGGATCTCCGTAGAAAAGATGGTCAAACTCAATTCCTTTAAACTTACTATTATCGTGAATCTGTCCATTGCAAATGAGAGTTCTACCTAATTCAATCTCTCCATTTTTCATTAAACGGATTCCCAATTTATAGCAGTTTCGTTGAACATTTTTGATATGATTGAATACCAGTTCAATCTTATCAATAGATTCTTTACCAAGTTCGTCTGACATATGCCACTTGAATAATCAATTATTTATAATAACACAAAAAGGGGTCTCTGTGAAGACCCCCTGTGACGGTTCCTTAAGTGTCCTCAGACAATCTTGGAAGCATTTTGTCGGACTTCATCAAAGGTATACTCTTTGACGATTTCCCCATTCTCAAACACAGTTTCAAGAACTTCTTGAGCATCAGTCCTACCCTCAAGGTCAGTGAAGTATCCTTCATCATTACGATAGAGAGTTACACGACCTTTCTTGGATTCTTTACCCATATCGGTAATCGGACTCTTATAAACATCACGCTGTTGTCCATTGACTTCAACAGACGAGCACTTCATCGCAAACTTCTGAGTATCACGGTCAACACCTTGAAGAAGTTTACCACCCTGACCGAAAGCAATGTTATCTGCCGAGTATCCGGCAGTCATCGCACGGTAGAGAATGCGGTCAATGGTATCTTGAGTAATACCATCACCCTGAATAATGCGGACGTGATTAAGAACCTTGAAACCCTTATCGTTCACAGTGTGACCATAGTGAGTATCAAGAATCTGAAGGCAGTTTACCACAACCTCAGGAGGATAACCACTATCAGGACGGACTACAAGAGTCGCACCAGAGTTGATTACATCATCCTTGAGAACTGTACCCCATTTACGGCACGCTTCGTAGATGTCGTAACTATCACTCACAGCAGCAAAAAGTGCTCCAGGTTTGCCGTAGAGTTTCACCATATTGCGGTAAGAATCTACCTCACCTTCCCGACCCCACGAAGTCACAGTGCTGTGTTCCATAGCAGGAATAGAAAATCCCGCCATATTAATGTTGTAGTATTTCTTACCATAAAGCAGAGCAGTTACGGTATCAGTCCCTTGAAAGTTGATAAGGTGGGCAAGACCACCAATACCAGCAGACTCGAAAGAGGACACCCCGCGAAGCCCAAAGTCTTGTAGTTTGAACTCAATGGTGCTAGGATCTCCAGTTTTCACTAAGTAATCGTGAATAATTCTCTTACTCTCATAAGAGTTGGTCGCAACCGTAGTGCCGTACCAAATACTCCGAAGAAGGGAGGATTCAATATAACTAGTTAACCACCAGCATTTTGTATCTGTATTTTCCACAGTAACCAAAACATTCTTCACAGGGATTACAGAACCTTCAGGAACTGCTTTGATGCGAATAGGCAACCTACCACCGTGAACCTTAAGGATATATTCCCAACCTTCACGATTGAAAGGTTCTCCGTGAGCAAGAATAAGTTCTTCTGCAAAATCAATATCTTCTTGAGTAATCGGTTTAGACAGATACTCTTTCAGAAAGATTTGAAGTCCGAAGAAAACAGTTTGTTTCCAGTTGCCTCCACGACTTTCCACGTAGGAATATACATTCGTAGTTCCTTGAGGATACTGATTGAATTGAGAAAACTTGTAAGAATCTGTGTTAAGTAGAATAGATTTGTTAATAGTCATTTTAAACTCCTTAAAATGTATAGTGATACCTTCGGTCTATCCAAAGGACTTTTTGTGTTTTAGAGTCTTTACACCTGACTAAGGTTGATAGATAACCACCGTGACCTCAGCATAATCTTTTACATCTTCTGAGAACTTCTCAATCATCTTGGAGATTCTACTCCAATCACCACCAGCAAGTCCAGCACCGATTTGAGGAAAACCAATTCTAAACTTCTCAAACTCACGAAAACGAACATTATTTCCATCTGGTTTCCAGTAAAAATTTGCTACTGAATCATAATATTCTATCATATTTCTGAAGTCATTCAAGAATTTATCAAAAGCATCATATTCAAAAACATCCTTTTCACGACTAAAAGTATATTGAGTGTATGCGTTAATAACACTAAAGTTGCCAACTATAGCAACACTCCAAGTTCCTAATTTTTCTCTGTCTCCATATTCAGTTTGTGTTTTATCTGCTTCCAACACTTGTGGATATTTACTTGCAAGTTGTCCTGCAAGACCAGAAGATTGTGTATGAAAGCAATTACATCCCTGCACAATCATATTAAACTCACCTTGTTCAGCAAGAGTAATCAGATTTCCGTGAATGGTTTTCATAATCAAAACATAATGAGTTCTGGTCTGCCTTCCAAATCTTCACGAAGTTGTGTAAGAACCTGACCCAACCAGTTAGTACCTTTCCAATTTTTAGGATCATTAACTCCTTCTTCATAACCACCAAGACCAATTCCCCAAACAGTATCAAAAGGTGATGCTTCTACAAGATAATGATCTTTGGTACTCATAAGATATTCATAAGCATCCTTGTTCTGTGTGAATTTGTAATAACAACCCTGATAGACAATATCACGGGCACGTTTATCCCATGCTTCTTTTTCAAAACCCTTAACCTTACGACCAAGTGCTTTTTGATCTCCTGGGAATTTCTTCTGCAGAATCTTTTGAGCAATATCGTGGTCGTTAAACATCAGTGCTTTCTGATGCATCATGTATTGCTCAGAGCAATTATAAGGAATCCCGGTGCGAGTGTCCATGAATGGAGTATCTGCCCAGTTCGACAGAAATCCATTATAGAAGAACACGTATTGATTATATTTTTCTAGAAAGTTTTGTTCTTTAAACATTGTTATACCCCAGTAAAATAGTTGATGATTTCGTAGTGATCCTCAAAGCATTCACTTGGATTGATTTTAGAAATCGGAATCCATTTTGCAGATGCAGCATCACTTCCACCTTTGATTTTTGGTAGTTCTCCGTTTGGAAGTTTGATGTGGAATGCGTGAGTGATTGTTCTTCCTCGTGTGCTGCGTTCAAGTGCATCAAAGACCTTGTGTTCTACAATGTTACCACGAAGAACAGGACTTGGAACTTTAAGATTTGTTTCTTCTCGTAGTTCTCGGATGACTGCATCCTCTAGTGATTTGTCGCTCAGAGCATCCAGAAACCCTCCAGGAAGGGCAAGAAGACCCTTTCCAGGTTCGGCACGACGACGGATCATCAGAACGTGCCCCGACTGCACCACAACCCCGTCTACGGTCACAAAGGTCGGTGGATAGGGGAAGAATGCATACTGGGATTTGTATTTCTCAACAAAATCAATCTCACGAAGGATTTGGTTATAATCTTCCGTCTTAGCAAATCCAAGAAGGTCTACAAGAACATAGTAAGGAACAACATTTTTGATAAAGTTGGGATTGAAGTTTTCGGTGAAGTAAAGTTTGCGGATTTGAGTAGCACTGAGTTCCTCAATCAAAGGAACTTCTACCAACTCCCACTGCGGGAACATATCAAGGTAGAAAGAACTTTCATCTTTCTTATGACCAATAATTCCAATGTTCTCACTATTATCAAGGTTTACTTCATTTACAATACTCTGAACCCTTGCTGCCCACGCATCATCATTATAGATGGTATCGTGATTTGGGTGAATACTGAATTTTGCATCCAAACTCATTAGAGTATCTTGGATTACTCGTTCCCTTTCATCATAAGTGAAGGGATTTTTGAAAGTCCTTGGTTGATTTGCAGAACCAACAATAATCACGGTGTGTTCTGCGAGTTCCGTTGCCCGTTTGATGATTTCCAGATGGGCATTATGGAACGGTTGAAATCTTCCAATAAAAACAATTACATCGTATTTTTTAGTCATTCTAAACTCCTTAGAATATGTGTGGTTAGAACGTCTATCGTTCTAATGTATGTATACTAGCAGATGAAGAAGGAAAAGTCAAGTGGTCAAAGAAGACCCATAATCTCCTTTTCTTCTTGAGTGAGTTTGTTAAGTGCTTGGTTCTTGAGTTCTTTTTTTCGTTGCTCACTCTCCTCGCAATTGCACTCAAGAACTTCAATTTTTTCATCCTCCAGTCACCATATTCCTGTTCAGACCACTTTGCCCTGCATCCCATAACACCTTCTTGAGCATCAATGTAGGCAGCAGCGTGTTCTCTATGAAGGAAGGCATAACTGGGAATCATCGGACCCCTACCTTCAGTCATATCAGCATTGTAATAGGTTTGCCAAATAATCATTGTGTTGGTTGCGTATGAGAGTATTATAGGGCATCAGGAGGAACTTAGAGCACCTCCTGTACCAGTTAGTCAAGTGTCCTACTTAAGACCTTTCATCAGTTCCTTATAATCCCCAAACTTCTTTTGTCTTTCCAGAAAATAGAAAAAGAACCTTAGCGTATTAAATGCATCATCCTCAGCATTATGAGGAGTGCCCTGAAACTTAAGACCATAAGAGTTCATAGATTTCCTTAGACCACCAGAGGGAGTTTTACCCTGAACCATCTGTTGAAAGACATAAAGAGTTTTTACATCAATCACCCTGCGACCAAAGTATGGGAAGTCAATACGCCTTTCACGAAATTCATCTTTGAGTTCAGTAGCATCATTCCCTTCACCTCCACCACCCCAAACAACAGGGTTCACAAAACACTTTTCCCAAGAGATAAGCATTCCCAGTTCTTCGGCAAGTTTGTTGTGAGGAACTGCTTTTTCTTGAATAATTTCATCAGTGATACCCGTAAGTTGAGTAATAAATGGACTGATGGGTTCTTGGGGATCAAGATACCAAGAATGTGTTTCAATTTCATCAGGACGCAATGGAGAACCAAATGCGACACCCACCTGAATGATTTTAGGTGTGGTGCCGTCGTTCTTATTGTTCAGTTCAAGGTCAATTGCTAGGTAGTTTTGGTCTCTCATAAATCATTCTCAAGAATTGTAAATCGCAGGAGTTTCGCAGTTTTCAAGTGCCCACTTCATCCAATACTCCAACCACATCAAACGGGCAAGGTCGTAATCGTAGTTACCAAAGTCATCATAACCCGGAGGTCGTTTTGCGTGTTTCTGTTATTCCTCAAGGGCATTAGCAACCTTTTGGTAAATCTCCTGAGTAATCATAACACAACCAGGATGCCGACTAAACAATCCGCTGTACTGAGCAAAAAATAGTTCAGACAAACCTACTTTATCACAAAACTCACTCCATGCAGTGTAGGAAGGCATACGGATGTTTCTATTTTTCGTCAGGTAGTCGCCAGTAAAATTAGGTGCGTCGTCATTAGAAGTTTCTTCTACCTCCCAACGAGCATAAAGTTCTCCATCTTCCTTACTGAATTCGGGAACTGCGTTACCAATTTTGATGTAATAACCCATAATGTGTTTGTGTGTAATGAGCGTATTATAGAGCATCGGGAGGCACTTAGAGCACCTCCTGTGCCAGTTCCAAAAGTGGTCAGTTCATCATAACAATACTAGAATAAATAGCAGCACTCATAGTAGCATCATCAAGTTCTCTTTCGTCGTTATCTTTCTTTCTATTTTTTGTCATAATGAAAGGTTCTATTGAGACATCAGACCAAAACTTAACGCCATTAGGGCAGGAGTATAGAGTTTCTCCCATATAAAGATTTACTGCGAGTGTTTTACATTCATTTTCAATGATGTAATTATAACTATTTGTTGCTTTTTTCCTATCTTTAAGATTAAGTCCTACTCCATAAGGAAGTTTTGGAGGTTGTTTGTCTGCAGGTAGAATTAATTCACCGTTGGTATTATAATATTCAGCAAAAGCATTTTGAGGAAATGATATGATAATTAGAATAGTTGCAACCAATGCAAAAATGGTTTTCATTTGAATTTATCTAAAGTTTTATTATAATGCATCCAAGTCCCTACGACGATGAACTTGGGACACTTCCTCAACTGTCCTATCACCTTGCTGTTCAATAAGGTCTGCGAGTTGTTTAAGTTCTTCTACTAGGATGCTTTCTTTGAGACTATATTTGCGGGAGAATGCGTAAATTGCGGCTTTTATGGATATTGACTGCAAATGTTCCATCGAAATGACACAGCCATGGGGTAATCCGGCGCAAGTATCATTGTAAAATTCGTTATATCTATCGATTAGTCGCATAATTCACATTCGGTCATTTTTCTCAATGTAACGTTCGGCAAATTCATTACTTTCCTTTAAAAACTCCTGGCCATCTTCACTTGAAAAATACTCGGCACTGTTCACCCATTCGGATGCACCGGAATCTCTTATGACTATTTTTGGTTCGTAGACTTTTACTTTAAACTTCTCTCCAATAAGTATCCAGGTCTTATAATCGACTGGTTTATATCCCAGTTTTTTATAATGTTTTTTCCAATATGTAAAATCTCTTGAAACCCAATAAGAGCCATTAGACCCTGGCCAAAATCTAGGCGAAAATCCCTCCACCCCAATAGAAAAATATTTGTAAATTACGTATTTTTCCCATAATTTTTTAAAAAAGTTAATCATAATTCATATTCACGATTAAAGGAATCTTTGCCAATATTTTTAATCGTTTCTTCCTTCCAATTACTATCCAATCTAGGAATGTCTCTCCAATCATACTCGGATAATGAATATTTGTTTATATTATTTTTAGAGTCTTCGACTAGCTCATTAAAATAACTACCTTCTTTTTTGGTACTCGCAACGATTATTTTGGGAGAGCTATTACAACCAAAGAAAGAATTCAATAAATTCTGAGAAGTATAGTACTCCATAAAAGCAAACTCATCTAAGAATACATGAGTGTATTTCCAATTCTCCCAAGTTTCAGGCGCAGAAATATTCGTTACTATTTTTATCCTAGAATTATTTTTAAGTATCAACCACGTTGAATTTCTCTTTACTACTTTAGGTTTAATCCAATCAGGCAATTGGTCATATACCTTATAGAATCGTTCAAGTAAATATTTTGAATTTTGATAATTAAAACCCCTAATCACAATATTGCAATTAGATTTAAAAATTGCCTGGTGTAAAAGGTAGAATAGGGGAACTGATGATTTACCAAATTGTCTTGGGGTCTTTATAAGATTATATTTGTTTTTATGAATTTTTTTGACTATTTCTTCCTGGGCCGGATACAGAAGAAATGGGACATTATCGTCTTTAAACGAGGAGAATTTTATATAATTGTTGATAAAATAAACTGGGGCGTTAGAGCATTTGTTTATCTCTAAGAAATGGGGAATTTTAATTAATGGGTTAATCATAATAAGAGTCTGTTCGCTGGCAAGTGGCTTCTAAATCTTCTATCTTGTCTTGTAGGTCCATAAGAACCTCTATAATTTTATATTTGTCAAGATTTCCATTATCATCAACAATCATTGAAATATATGAATCGTTGACGATTTTTTGTTGTTCATTAAAACTTTTTATCCAAAATTCTTTTCTTTGTTTTAAGTCATAATCAGCATAAAAGTTTTTAGGAATGTTTCTCATTGTAATTTCTCCTTCATAAGTTTTACACATTTGTCCCACTGCATTGTGCTATAAGATGGTCTGCTGCTTTCTTTTGGTAGCCATCGCTCCACCGCATCAATAATTTCTTGGGTACACTCATGAGAATACCCTAAATTATCGTGAATGATTTGATAAAGAGTCGGAGGTTTATTCTTCTCGACCCAGTTGTCAATGATACTTAGGCACTTTTTAAGATGCTCGTCTCTTTCTTGTTCAGACATTAGGTTTCTCCATGCTTGTTCTAATACTTGATAAACACCAGTTCCATCCTTTATCAGTGTCATCATAAATTGGGTCTTGTGATGCAGGAAGAATATCCTCAAAATGAGTAATTACCTCATCAACTGCCATATTAACTTTCACACTCCAATGAGTTCTTTCGTATTCTGGATTATAAAAGACTGATTTAATCCCATCAAATAGTTTTTGACGAAACTCACTTGTAGATTCCCTCAAATCAATATAACCTCTTTTATCAATGGGTGCATTAAGAATTCTTTCAAAGTACTTATTTCTGGTCGGTTCGGTTGGATTATCCTTCTCGTCCCATTCAATTTCATCATATTCAGGAGGGTCATCAGGACAATACGGTTCATCGTCATTTTGATATTTCACATCATTCATTAACCACGCACTTTCTAGTTCATTTTTGAGTTTTATATCTTGAATAGGTTCCAATTTACCTACCAGACTGTTTATATACCAATAAACAGAAGTGGGTAGTTGAATACGATGATAAAACACACCATTATAAGACACAATACTAAACTCACCTTCATTCTCAAGAGTCATTTTTGGTTTAACATTATGTTTCTCAATCTCCTCAACAGGAAGTTCTCCACATCCAAACTTATATCCATACTGAAAAATATTCCAAGATTGAATATCAAATTCAGTTGAACCTTCACCAAGGTTTGGATAGTTTCCAAAAACTTGTTTATATGCTTCTTCTATTGGAGATTTTGTCTTTTCCAGTTCTTCAAGAAATGCGAGTTTAGATTGAAGCATTTGAATTTTTTGTTTTACTTGTTCAATTTCTTTAGTCATTTTCAGTCCCACCATAATAATGTTGAGAATTTAATGTTTCTACTATTAAAATTTTTTCAAATGATCCTCCGACACTATCCGCAATTCCCTCATAATGGTCAACCTCATCAGGACCAGTAATTAGTTTCCAACGATAATTATTATCTTGTGGTTGGTAAGTAATTGTGATTTTCATAAAATGCTGTGCTTCATAAAGTCATTATACAATAAAAAAGGCACCTGTGAAGTGCCCTTGTGACGGTTTCTCAAGTGTCTCTCACCCAAGTACGTCGTTAATAAAATTCAAATCTGGTCTAAGACTATTCTGATTTCTAAGAATCGTACCATTAAATCCATCCATCAGTAACAAACTACTACCATCATTCCAAGCAGATTGTAGTGCTGGTACATTTGAACGTAAGGGTGATGTGTGATCCGTATCAAAAACTTGGGGTCCTCTAAAACCACGTAATCTAGTTGAACCTGATGGAGCAATCCAATCTGCATCCACTCGGGTCATCCAATTTTGACTTCTACCTCTTGAGGGTTTCATACCTTGAGCATAAGAAACTCCCACTGGTTTATCCGTAAGTTGATTGACCCATCTAACAACTGCAGGTTGAAACCACCGTACAGAATTTCGGTGTAACTCGTTACCTACCTCATAAACGACGTTATTGTACTTTTGAAGAGTTCGTACAACTCTCTCTACGTGTGATTTTTGATACTTATTCCAACGTCCCTTAGTATGAACTTCACTGGGGTCTCTTGGTCCTAGACCATTAAATGAATGAGATTTCCAGGCAGCATTATTGCTTCCAGTGAAGTTTGTTGGAATAGAACCTTCAAATAGAACCACAGAAACAACAATACCACGTTTTTGCGCAGACTTAACTGCTCCCTCTAGTGCTTGATAATAAGAATCATTTAAACTTCCATCCTTATTCCAAGGGACATCGTTGACTCTTACAGTTCCGCGAGAATTACTACCCCAAGTAGAATCACCAAAGTTTACTTGTCTACTCTCAAGAGTCCACAGGCGAGTGAAGTTTCCTGTAATTTTATCCATTCCAATTCGTTCACCACCAACTCTTTGAACTGTGTTCCAAGTATGATTACCTGCAAGTTGAGTTTTTTTACCATCAATATAAAAATTACTACCTTTAATTTTTATGCCAGTGATTGGGTCTCTACTCATATTTGGTTTACAGAGTGTTCATGTATTTATAATGTCCTCGGGGTCTCTAAACCCCAAAAACACTGGATGTCTTGGAAGTTCTTTTACACCTTGAGGGAAGTACTTGTACTTAACTAGCTGCCCAATATACTTTTCTTTGTTGTTCCAGATTTCTTCTCTTAATTCATCATTAAGACCGCTACCCACACCAAAAACCTGACCATCTCGGTTCTTAACAATAAGGGTCCCAGCAACGCCAGTAGGAATCATGCCATCTAAAGATGCAGACCGTTTAACGTGTCCAAATGCATCTTTTTCTTCTGGATTCTGGTTACTCATTTTCTCTTGAATCTCAATAAGTTCGCCCTCGTCGTCTAAAAATTGTTTTACTTTTAGAAGAATATTGTCGTTTACAGTAGACCTGCCGAATTTATAAGTACCCATTGGGTCCCGTAGCATCACACCCTCATAACCGACCTCAAGGCAGATTTTCTCATAATCCGCGATTTCCTCAAGGGTTTTTACGGTGATTCCATTTAGGACCTCATAATCAAAAGGTGCGTCGAGTTTTGGCATATTCAGAATCCTGAGATAGAATGGGAGAATATCCTCAGAAGCTGAGTCCAGATAATCAAAAATCCATACCTTGAAATCTGGTGTCCCTTCGATACTCATCACAGCGGATGTTGATGATTGGAAGGTATCACCGGACGTTAGTTCCCCATCAATACCATCAGGAAGATATTGTTGAAGAAAATTTTGAATGTGCTTATTGCGGATGGGTTTAAATGTCCTAGAAACAGCAACGCCGTCTACCATAAGAAATCTAATACCATCAATCTTTGGTGTTGCAATATAGGGAAACTTTGCTTTTGCTGGGTCAAAGTTTCCAGCCAGGAGTGGTTTTTGGATTTTAGTCATTTATTTTACTCCAAGCAATTCCTTTTCTTCATCAGTAAAACGAGCAATAAGTTCTTTGCGTTTTTGTGCCTTGATTTCTTTTTGTTTTTGTTCTTCCAACTTTTCGTCAAGAAGGTGCATCATATCATAAAACCCCAAATCTCCTTTTTCATCACTCCCATCACCTTCTTGAGTGATAAAAACTGCGGTATGATAATAATCATTCTCATGCCAAGTGTAATAGAGTTTTATTTCAAATCCATCATCTTTTTGTTTGATGTCGTAGGTAGCGCCAATTTTATCTGCTTTATGAAAGAGTTTGAGGATTTCAGTTGCTTCAATAATCATTTTAGTTCCATATAAGAAAGTGCCTTGATTTCTTCTCTATTCAAAGTTTTGACATAACCACGAGGATAATCATCTCTACCAGCACCAAGAGTGTCTTTTAGGATAATGTAGGTCATTCTCCAGTCCACCTCACATAATTGACCATAAAACCATAATCACTCAATGCTTCTTCTACTGCAGACTCATCGCAGTGTTCAAGCATTTCTTCTTCGGTGTCATATCCGTCAAGGAAAACGTCAATGATAAATTTAGTCATTTATTATACTCCTCAAACCATTCATCGCCATAATTCTCACGAATTTCATTAGCAAGTTTTTCATCACTCACGTTTTTATACTCGCTTACCAAATAATCATAAAGAATTTCTTCTTTAAGTTTTTGGGACATTGAATCAATAATAAAATTTACATAGTCATCAAGTAGTTTAGTCGCCATTTAATTCTCCTTCAAAACGAAATTCATTGGTTCCTTTGCTATAATTACTCTCAAACAGTTTGATTTTCAAATTTCTTTTTAAGTTTTAGATAAAGACCATACTCATCAGTAGACTGTTTAATTTTGGCCTCTACAATGTGATGCCTGATATAATCATCGGCAGACATTTTATCAACCTCATCGATGATTTCGCAAATAACAATCTCATCAGAAATCGAAAGATGCCTGCCTAGTTCTTCTTCGTATTCATTGACAGTATCAATTCCAGCCTTGTCCATAAGTTCTTGACTAACTTCCACAACCGCTTCTGGGAGGCTTTGTTCGCTAAAAACTTCTAATTTTGTGGACTCAAAAGTAGTCAGTCCGGCACCCAGAGTGTCTCTTAAGATAATGTAGGTCATTTAAGTTCTTTATAAGAAAGTGCTTTAATTTCTTCTTTACTCAAAGGTTCTGAAGGATACCAACCAATAGGTTCAGCATCAAAACTAGCATCAAAGATAAAAAAAGGAATGTTTCGTTCCTTACAAATTTGTTTGAACTTCTCTTCATCCAGTTCAAACTTACCAACATATTCAACATTTGGGTAATAATCCCAAGATGTTACAAGTTCTCTTGGATAATAAGACCACTCAAACTCATCAAGTTCTTCAATAATTTTTTCTATCTCTTGGATGTGCTCTGGATTGGTATAGATACGTCCGTATCCTTTGTAAGTGAAGGCAGTCATTTCAGTTGCTCCAATTTTTGAATCCGATACTCACACCATTCTGCGTGATTTTTAATTTCTCCGTTGATTTGAGGGTCACTAATCTTACAATAAGAACAACAATAATAAGGATTACCACCACCAATAGGTTCTTTTGGATAATCGCAGTAATACTCTTCAGTCATTTCAGTTGTTCTTCTTCATTTAAATCAAAGTATACAGAAGCATCATTAAAGATTTCTTCATCATCATCATCATCATCATCATCATCATCATCATCACATAGAGTTAACTTGGGTTCAGAAAAACGGTCATATACTACCTTATCCCAAATAAAAACAGCAGTTGGATAATCAATAGCATAACCACGATTTGCAAAGATTTTTATAATGCGGTTTAAATCATGGTCATATAAAGCAGGATTGTATCTGTCTAGCATTTTTAGACGTTTTACTATAACAGCATGTGTAATTGATTTTTCGTTATTAGTCATTCCAGTACACCAAGAGCATAAAGTTGTCGTTCAAGTCTTTCACTTGGAGTTCCAGTAAAAGAACCAGCAAGGTCTGGATTGAGAGCATCAAGTAGTTGAGCAAGATTAAAACATTTTTCAACTTCTTCTTGATACGTTTTGAGGAGTTCTTCTTGTTCGGTCATAGAAGGAAGTTTTTGGTCTGCGGTAAGTTTTTGAACTGCGGCGAGAAGGTCATCTCCAGTAAGCATAAGAGGTCTTTGTGTGTATGAGAGTATTATAAAACAAAAAGGGCACCAGGCCAGTACCCTTGTGACGGTTTCTCAAGTGTCAGTCCTCCCTTCCAATTAGATTAGCAAGTTGTTGAACGGTCATATCAGCAAGAACACCAAAAGAAACTATTTCTTCACTTCTTCATAAGTTGTTTCATCCAAACGAGATTTACCTACCCACATTTTACCACAAGTCAAACAATTTACTTCAAAAGTCGTTGTGTTTCTATCTGGATTAGTATTCACACCATTCTTATCATAGATTGGTTGAAAATACATACAAGTTCTCATTCCAGCACTATGAGAAAATCTACAATCTTCTCTGGGGCATTCTGGGTTTGGGTTAATCATTTTTTATTTCTTTTGAACTTTAGTGGTCGTGGTGTTGTTGTTTTGTTTCGGTTCTCATATAATACTCCACCTAAATGGACTTAGATACATTTTTGATTCTCATTTCTTATTCACCCATTTCGGTAAATCCATAAAATACCCCTCCCCATAATTATTTTTACATAAAATATTACTACAAGAAACCCAATAATCAAAGTTTTTACTTTCTGGTCGCACTTCTGAAAGAGATTGATTGCATAAGTATTCTAATACAGGACTTCCACAATCAGGACATTCAGTAATAATTCTTAAACAATCTTCTGATTTCATTTCTTATTCACCCACTTAAATCCCAGACAAATCCACGTAAAAGTTCTCACAATCAAATTTGGTTTCTTAGGCATAGAAATCCTTAATTCTGTTCCATTGGTATAATAACCAGAATCTCCACTACCAATCGTATACACACTTTTCCACCCTAAAGAACTAGAATTGGTAACCAAGTAATTATCACTATTCAATAAAATCTCCCCTCCTGGTACAAATGTAACGAGTGGAAAGTGTCCCCACTTCTTTATATACTCAAAGTTATCATTAATCTTTTTGAACTTTTGATTATAATGATACTCTGCACTTTGTTGAGATACTGCAAATTTCCTCTTGGTTTTTACCAAAAGGTCATCAAACTTCTCATCCAGTTCTTGTTGTAGTTCTTCCAGAGTTTTAGGTTTTTCTGGAATATCTAAAAGATGTTTGATTTTATCAAAATACTTATAATCTTCATTATAACTCATAATACCAAGAAAGTATGCTATGGTATCCATACCTTCTCCTTTGAGTTTTTCAAAGTCAATTGAATAAAATTTTTCTTGTTTAATCATTTTTCCTCTTTTGATTTGATTTCCCTTTCTAACATATCTTCTATTTCTTTAAAGGCATCCACGCCGTGAAGATTTTTCAAATCATCAATAACAGATTGTGGAACAGTGTATTTTATTCCTTTGTAATTTCTTTTATGTTCAGTCATTTTATTTCCTCCAGCTTTTTTGTGAGACACTCGGTTGCTTTTACTATATAAATAAACCATTTTTTGAATATTTAGAATAACGAAAAAATAATGCTTTTTCTCTATAGTTTGATTGTGGTAATTTTTTACCAAAACGAAAAACAAATCCAAAATTATTCTTATCAGTTAAGGGATAAAAATTAAATCCATTTTCTATAGTTTCCCATTCATTTCTGATTTTAATCATTGTTTAGTTCCTGTAAAGTATTTTGTTCAGTCATTTTTTTCTATCCATAAAGTATTCAAGTAGTCCCAAAAACATAGAACCTCCCATATAAACAATCATAACAATCATAAGAAACTCAGTCATTTCTTTTTATCCATATTTTGACTAACAAGTTCAATGAGAATATCGGATGCACCCTTACAAATAAAGGTTTCCCAATCTCCAACTACTTGTTCATTTTCTATAAGGTCCAACAAATCAAGTGCAAAACTGATTGCCCTCTCTTTCTGTTCTTCAGTCATTTTGTTATAGGTACAAAAAATCTATCTATACTATATTTTCCATTCCTCATACACCCATAAAAAGTCATAACACCACCAATATCTTGATACTGTGGATTTCCCAATTCAATCTGTTCTTCAGTTTTCTTCAATTGGTTTTCAATACCTTCTATTGTAGTGAATGTTTGATTTTCTTTTACAATATTTTGAGGAATGTTCTTGAATTCATTTTCAAGGAATTCTCTTTGTTCTTGTGTAAGTTCAAGTTTAGTCATTTTTTGCCTCCATAAACAATGAAGGTTTCCCAATAAGAAAGCACATATTTTCTAAGGTTTCTCCATTCTTAGCATTTTCTATGAATTTCCACATAGGAAGTTTCTCAATATAATCATAAATGCTCTCTGGTATAAATTGATGATACCTCATTTGTTTATAGATTACAATACGAAGTTTATAGTCAGTCATTTTTTAAATTCTCCTTGTTAATAATTTCTTTGAATACATTATACTTCATTTTAAAAATTTCTTCATCTACCCACTTTTTTGCTTGCTCATTCATAATTTTGAGTGAGGTTTCCCATTCTTCGTCAGTCATCTTTCAATATTCCAATAATAGCATTTATACATTCGGGGCAAGGAACTTGTCTTCCACCACTCATTACATTATAAGTTGCGTGGTCTATATCTTGAAACACCCAATCAAAACTGGATAGTTGTTTTCCACACCAAGAAGTTTTTTGTTTTTCTGCGTGAGTGTGTTGAATACACTTGATATATTCAGGTCTTTCAGGCATCTTTCAAATTCTCCGTTTTATTAACATAATAGACATACAGATGATTACCACATTCAGGACAAATGGGTTTCATAACTTCCCAGCATTACTTCTCCACCAACAGTTATTACATCCTAAAAATGCATCGCCAACACGCAAGTTATCTAGATTATACTTATGACAAAAAATAGTCAGAGTTCTCATCTTTCAAATCCTCCTCGTTGATAAGAATTATAGTCTCAAAAGGTAGTTCTTGACCTACTCCGCAGTGATTTCCAAACGCCTCCATCAACCTCCACATTTGAAACTCACAATATCCATTTTCATCTTCCTGTAGTGGAGTATAAGGAAACTGATGCAATCGACCAATGGAACTCCAAAAATCTTCCCATTGCTTCTTATGAAGTTCTTTACCGAACTTTGTGAGACGGACTTTGACGGTTTCGTTGATGTTAAAGGATTTCATTTTTTAAAAAGTTCTTCAAGTTTTCGTTTTAGCATTCTGAGGTCGGCAGATTTAGATTGTTCTTCATCAAACCTTTTTATATGTTCCCAGATTTCTCTTTCTTCAGAAGTAGTGTCCATATTATACTTGGATTTCAAGATAAGGATAGTTTGCAAATCTTTGAAAACACCTCCTGGAATATTCAAAAACTCTTCGTAAGTCATTTGTTGTATTTGAGTAGTATTTTGAGTGTTGTTGATGGTTCCATACTCTCATCAATCTTATGAGGTTCAAGAAGTTCTACAAGTTCATCATACTTTTTCTTATAGTCAATACCCAGGTCAACCTTATCACTTGAAATAGCATCTCTAATGAGTTCTATGGATGCTAAGATTTTATAAAACTCATCTATGTTTGTACCAAATAAGGATATAAAACTATCAATATCTTCATATCCATACTTATGATAAACTTTTCTAATTTCATCATAAGATAAAGAAAATTGAAAATGGTATGTATAAGGATATGAAGAAGGAGCACCACATCCTGGTAATGATGTTTCTCTACAATAATCAAAGTTCATTTTTCACTCCTGTAAGTTTGCTTCGTTTCCAGTCATACCATAATTCAAATAATAAAAGAACTGTATTCTCAAGTTATCTGGATTTTTAAAACCATCCAAATGAGGATACATAGTTCCTCTCCAAGTGTATAAGCAATATTCAAAAACACTAATGGAGGTTTGAATAGTCCATTTATGTCTCATCGGTTTCATTTTGCCCTCATTGCGGTAATTACGGCATCACGGGCAGTTCTACCTTTTGCGTGGTTCATAGGAAATCCACGATGATTAAAAATCCAATCGTGTTGCCCGTTCATATTAGCAGAATAAATCTTGAATTGATTGAGTAGAAATTCAAGGATTTCTGTGTCTGATGGTTCGTTAGTCATCTCAGTTACCTACAAAATACGGCAGATTTTCTGGGTCTAATTCTTGCGATGGTCTGAGATTGGTCTTGATAGTTTTTAAACAATCATTCCAACCAGCACTATACTCATAACTTTTTAGTTCGCGACAACCTTCAAGAGGCAACCATTTCTCAATTCTATTCACAAGTTCTTCACAAGTTGGGTAATCTTCATTATCATTCCACTCACGAATAATATCATAAAGTGTCTGTGGTTTTGGTTTTTCTACAATTCGTTGGTATTTTACACCATTGATCATAACAATATCATCATCAATCGGGTGTGTTGATGTAATCTTTGTGTGTTCGTTAGTCATTTTGGGGTTTGCAATTGTTCTTTGTGAATAGTAAATGTAACCTTTTCAGCATCTTCAGTTTCAATTACTGTGTGGTCAATTAACCAACCTCTTACTGTATCGCAAATCTTTTCACAACCTTGTCGTGACATTCCTGTTTTTAGACAAAGAGTTTTATAAAGTGTCTGTGGTTCTTGTTTCTCCACCTTCTTATATTCTACTCCATCAATCTTCACCGTGTTCTCATCAACCACTTCTAGAATTGGATACACAAATTCTCTCATATCCACATACCAATTCTTGGATTTGAGGTCACTAACGAGTTGTTGTTTTAGTTTGTTCTCTACTGCTTCGTTTGTGTTCATCTTAAGTTCTTCTGTGTTGTACAGTTCTTCAATTTTATAATCAGGTTCAGTCATCGGTTTCTGTCCTTTTGGGATAATGTCTGGTTTTTTGGTTTTAGGAAAACCAGCATTAGTTCTCATTCGTGAACCTTCTGTGAAGTCAGTCATTTTCTCAACCTCCTTTTCAGTTCTTCAACACAATCATTCCAACCCTCATTGTATTCTTGATAAGATTGAGACTTTTTAGGAAAAAATTCAATCTCAACCCTATCCAAAATGTTTTCAACAACGTCTAATTGTATTTGACGGTTATAAATAAACATACACTCCTCAATAATGCGTTGAAGCGTGATGGGCATTTCTTTGAGTTGTTGTTGTTTTTTTCTTTCAAGAATGCCTTTGAGATTACCGATTTCTCTTGTTTTTTGCGCTATTTCAATTTTTAGTTCTTCAATTTCACACTCAAGGTGTTCTTTTTCAGTCATTGGAGTTTTATTTTGCATTAGATAAGTAGCACAATATTCTGGTTCAAAACAACCACCTTGAACTGAGTTGTTTTCTACATCTTCTGGTGCGTAACACCATCCGCAGTCCCCGTATTTACATTCCATTTGCAATCTACCTCAGGGTCAAACTCTATGTATTCTACCATAGTTTTCTTGATATGAGAACACAATGCCTTCTGTGCTTGGTCCAAACTGAGAAATCCAGTATAATAATCATTCCAAGAAAATAAATCATGCCACCACCACAAAACTTTTACCTGTGGATAATACCAAGCAGTTTTATATTCAATAACTTTTTTGATGCGATAGTTTTTCATTGGTTCATAAGGTAAAAAATCTTCACGAATTAATCGTGGTTTTGGAAATTCGGGTTTCTCAGTCACAGTTCTCTCTTCCTGACCATTTCACCAATATCATAAAGCAGAGCAATCACAACACAAATCGGCACACACCACCAAATATTAAGACCAGTGAGTGCTGCTAGACCATTTACTAGCACATAGTACAGTGGGAATTGAAGCAAAAAAGAAATAAGGTAGTTCATTTAAAAATGTGTAAAATATAGGAAGTAATAATAGTGAGGTAAAGTATTACTCTTACTGGGTTTTTAAAATGTTCTTTTAACTGTTCTTTCACCTGATTCCACTGTCAAATAGTTTTTTTAGTTCGTCGTGAAGAAATCCCAGTTCATCATGGAGAAAATAATCCTTTCTATATCGTTCTCCATATGAGAACTCTTTTGATGATTGTAGAAGACGATAGAGTTGCTGTGCTTGGTCTTCTGTGAGTTCCAAAACATACGATTTTTTGATTTGTATCATTTGAGTGGGGGTTATTCATAAGGTTATTATACGACAAAAAAGGTGCCCTGTAAAGGCACCTTGTTCCAGTTTGAGAAGTGTCCTCATCCTACAACTTCAACTTTTATAACATCTTTATGCTTTTTATATTTACCCGTATATACACTATACAAACCATTATGATGATAATTATTTTCTTTGCTCCAACCATTTAATCCCCACACTAAAATTTCCTCACCAGTAAT